ATTCCTGAATAGACGTCGTATCGTCTTTGATTGCCTTATCTAAAATTCCTTTTACTGTATTATAATTCGATACCAGCCAAACATCAGCGGGATTCCAAGTATCTTTTTTTGAAATACCGTAATTACTTTTTGCAACATCTGTAATATAATCCATAAAACCACCATCACGTGAATAGTGATTAAATTTTGTACGACCAACTTCTCGATATACAGTCAATTGTTGTTGGAAAAATGTATTCTCCCATTGTTCATTCATTTCTGGATAAATCTTTTTGAGTTCCTTACGATAGAGTTTCATAAAGGCACCCTGATCAGTATATCCATTATTTTCAATGGATTTTTGAATTGCAAAAAGAGATGCTAATTCTTGTTTTTTGGTTGATTCACCGCTAGCCGCACCAGTTCTTTGTGTGAATTGTGATTTATCAATCTGCGTCCAACGATAGCCATTAAATATAGGAAGGTAACTACTACCGGTCAACAAAACCGAATTGATTGAATTTTGATTAGTGGTTTTAACTGCTTTCAGAAATTTTTTGATGTCAGGTGTTTTATTCACCGTCTGTGAGATATTACCTTCAAATTTTAGTTTACTCCCACTCTCAATCTTCTCGGCAACCATCATAAGATAAGGTTTTTCAAACGTAATATATTTGCCCCCAGTTAAATTTGCCATTCCTTACCTCTTATTTTTAATAACTTTATTATTTATACTAATTGAAACCACTCAGGAATGTCACGTTTTGTCCAGTCCATGTTGAACCGTGCTTGTTTTGTTTGATAGAACAGACGATATGATTTCACTGGATCACTTTCAAACATACATTCGGGATTTGACTTCATCGCAAGTTTGAATTGTGTCATGGGAATACGAGGAATGTTCCGCGGGTGACACTTTAATACTGACCGTAGAATTGTGTCGGTACGATGTTTGCGTTCATAACGATAACTGTATTCATCACACAGTGCGATGAAATGTTGATAATGCCAATCATAGTTTTCATGTGATTCACGCGACCACACAGTACAAGGATGATTGAAATGCACAGCCTTATATAGTATTTTTTCTAGTCGAGGGTCGGGATGAATATAATACTTGACACGCGTTCGACCAGACTTTGACATACGATGTGTGAGTTCACCATTGACCACTCTCGACAATCATTTTTACAACGTGTTTATCACACTGTTGTTGTGCGGCAACAACAGGGTCTTTGTCAAGTACGAATAAATTCATTTAAGGTATCCTGTAATTCGAGTTCGCTTATTTCCCTGTGAACGCCCAATATTTTTTGAACTGTTTGAAGTCTATTATCAAAATCTAAATCAGAAAATAAATCAAGAATTGTAGGAATAATACCATCCTTACCATCTGATGCGGCTTTCCATTTAAATGAATAACCAAATTTTTCTTTGGTTTTATCTTGAATATTTTTCTCAATAACTCCGGCTATTGATAGATTTTTTGTGTAAAAATACCGAACCACAACATCTTCACTATTAATATTATTTTGACGAATATATCGAGCAGCACCGTGTTCCTTTGTATTCGGTTGTCTTATAACCGCGGTCCTTGCTTGTATATCCTTTGATTTTCCAGTATAACCAATATTTTTATGGATCAAATTATTCCCAATACTTTTTACATCCTTTTTTAAGGCAATCTGATAAACACCAAATACGCCATATTCCTCATTGAGTTCACAACATGCTTTACTTCCATCAGAAGGCAATTCTGAGAGTTTTTGCCAATCGCGTTTGTTAATAAATTCTTTCACTTCTGTATCTTTCATAATAAAGTTCCTAATAATAATATCAAAATCGAGTCCATAAAACAGCGCACCTAAAATAAACAGGTACGCCGTTATGTACAAGAAAATAGTAAATAAGCCAAGAGCGGTAATAAATGTCATATCATTTTTTCCAACGCTCGTAATACATGTTTATTGCCACCACTCTTGTTCATTATAAACAATCCGTTCTTCATTGCATAGAGTGCACCTACACCGCCACCATCGGTACCCCATATTGAACCAAGGCGTGACTCAGGAAGCAGGCTGAGAATTGAATAATATTCGCCATCTGCTCGAACAAAGTCATTACGATTGTTCGGCGTGATCTCTTTATAAATTTTCAGTAGATCACGTTCGACCGTAAATGTCCAACCGAGTTCTTTACATTGGTTAGCAATTTCGTTTGCGATCTTTGATGATTTACTCATATTTTCTCCTTATGAACCATGAACCAAGTCAAGGTACTTCTCAACAGTACCATCTGGTTGTTCGAGGGTAGTCCACATCAAATCCTCGATAAAAACATTGCGTTTGTCACCACTCTCAACGATTGCCTTGTTACATGCTTTCCAGACATCCAACCAAGTCTTACCTTCAATCGTTGCCTTGTTAATCTTGGCCCATCTGTCAAAATGACGAATCACAGTACCTACAGGAATACCACTGGCATCATTCATATCAATCCATTCACTGGTAGTCCACATAGACCAGATCGAACCGAAACCTTCTTCACGACGGATACCGTTGTAGTATTCAATCAATTTGTCCATTTCGTGAAGGTCTGTATCTTCAATGTAATTCATAGTCTTATTCCTTTATATCTTTTCCCAATACAATCCATTGTGCGGCGCCACCGCAATCATGCCAAGCTTCGTCATAACTATCGTAAAAAGATTCAATACGTCACCGTCCGAGGGGTGTTGTCCCGGCTGAAATTTCACAATCTGAAACTTAGCAACATCACCGTATTCCTCGGCCAATTCACTAGTCGATTCCAACGCTGAGTGGTAGTCAACATAAATTGAATCTAAACCATTTTCGTAATCAGCGATGATAAAAACTGCATATAAATCCATAATCTTATCCTTTATCCATGAAATGAACAATGATCAATTCAACACCACGTAATGCCGTGGCAACCAAACTCATCGAACCAAAAACAAACATCAATATCATCGCTTCATTCATAATATGTTTCCTTATTAAATCCTATATGTCTATAGTATCACATTGAGCTCAGAAGTCAAATTTTTATTATTAATAAAATCAATAACTTAGAAACTTTTTTCACCTTTTTTTGACCCGAATACTAAAAATCCCAACTTCCTCAACTAAATCAATCACTTAGCTGGGGGTTGGGATTTTCAAAAAACTCTAATGAAATCAATCACTTAGCGACACGCTGTGAGATCGTCGCTAAAGGCGGTTCTTTTAAATGATAGGTATACCTATTCCTCCTCTGAAAACCTCCGATCATGTTCACTTAGCAGAATCATAGCACAATGAATCACCTTCATAATATCCTTTCGATAATCCGCTGGTGTTCCCTTATGACCATATCGTTGAATATATTTGATGATACTTCCAACTGCAAATCCAGTCAGGTGCCCACTGTCTACAATGAACTCGGTAGTCTGAATCCGATTCTTTGAATAATGATGATTCGTATAGGTCGAATCAATATATTCAGCAACTTGTTGCAACAGTTCTTCTTCATTAAATTTATAATCAATTTTATTTCCAGTCATTGAACACATCCTTATCAAATTTACCTTTCAATTCACGAACGTCAGATTGGCTATCGATACTTGTTGTTTGAACTGAATTATCCACATCATATAGTTTCATTCGTGCTTTATCAATACCAAGAACAAACCGACGATTTGATGCAGGATCATTATAGCGATTCTTCAACTGCTTAATCATTATCTGATTCATGTCCTCGAGTTCCTCAGATGAAATTGCTGCAATCATAAAGTCAGCGGTTGCAGGCAAACCAAATGATTCCGAAGTATCCTCAAGTCCGACATCACTGTTAGTGAATCCAGTTCGGTTAGTCTGTGTTGCTGAGAAAATTGGTAAATTATGTTCAACAGCCAGACCACGAAGTTCCTCTGCAATCGATTTGATCAGTGTATATGAATTGACATTAGATCCCATCTTCATTCTTGATGATGTACACAGATTCAAATAATCAATGTAAATAATATCAGGTATGAATTTCTTTTTTGCTTTCAACTCATTCAGCAAATGACGAAAATGACCAGCGCCAACCGATGCCGTTGGGTATTCCTTAATCACCAATTTACCCGCCGTTTTACCTTTAATTCGATTCAGTTTCTTTTCATAGGAATCTTTTGGTAACTGTTCAAGTTCATTCAATTGTACATGCATTAGGTTTGCATCAATTCGCTCGGCAATTCGTTCCTCTGCCATTTCAAGCGTGATATACAATACATTCTTACCTTGCATTAAATTTGCAGATGCAAAGTGACACATCATCAATGTTTTACCAACACCTGTGCCCGCAAGAATCATATTGAGTGTTTTGCGAGGTATACCTTCCTTGGTGATCTTGTTCATCATCGTTAGATCAAACGGAACACGCTCGACCTTACGATGATAAAAGTCATAACGATCCTCAAAATCCTCAAGGAAGTCGTGTCCGATATGAGTATCAAACGAAACTGAGAGTGCTTCCTCGAGGATTTGAGTAATCGCGCTTTTGTCTTTATCAGCTTTACCATCAAGGATTTGAATACTTTCCATGATTGCATTATAGACAGCACGATCTTGACAGAACTTTTCAGTCTTTTCTCGAACCCAATCATAATCAGCATCAGTCGGTGATTCGACCTTCATCAGAATATCTTTACAGACCTGATAGTCA